TGGGTTAATGATATTAGGAAGTATGTGGAAAAGAAACTAAAATATAAACTATTTGATAGAACAATAGCTGCTTGGAAAGTAGATGGCAATGTGTATGAAAAGTGTAGAACTAGTCACGAAAAAAAATATACCGACTTACTTAGTTGTGGTAAATTAAAAAAAAGTGATAAAATATGTTTTTTAGATGATATGAAACATCCACATATGATTAATAATAATGTTACCTATTTACATTTAGAAGGATATAAGCACGATATAAATTTTACCAAAATGTGCAAAGTATTTTTAAAATCAAGTATGGGAAAATTAGTAAAAAAAGATAAACACAAATTATTTATTACAAAAATGATAAAATTTTCTAGAGATGACCCATTTGGATTTAACTATGTTGAATCAAAAATAAGTTCTAGAATAGGCTATAAGAGAGAAATATTAAACTATTTAAAAAGTTTTGTAAAAACTAATAAGCATAATATTTCTAGGAAAAAGAAAAGAAAGCGAAAGACATCTAAAAATAAAACTAGGAAACTAAGAGGAGGATTTTGGTAATTTTAAATAACCATCTCCATTGCATTTTTCACATAAAACATATTTACCTTTTAATTTTTCTTGAATATTTTCACATTTATAACAATAATGTGATGATATACGGTATGGATTATTACTACAATATTCTTTTTTAGTTCTTTTTACAAAGCCTGTTCCCCTACAAGTTTTGCAACTAAGATTATCCATTATACTTATTCATTATTTTTTATTTTTTCTTTATAAACACTTAATGTTCTAGCAGAAGCATCTGTAGCATCTACAAAATTAGGCATCCAAAAATAAGGAATAACTTTTTCTGTTCCAATTTTTGAAAATAACTTGTGAAATGTATCTCTATAGTATAATTGTTCTAATGTTTGAGGTCTATTGAAGACATAAGGATTCATTTTTTCTACAATAGCATTTTCATCCTCTCCTAAATGATGATATAGTTTAGTTTTAACAAAATCTTGTATAATTTGAAACCACGATTTGGTTTGTTTGCTTACTCCATCACTAAATGCTTCTTTTGTCCTGTGTAGAACTTGTTTGGGTAGTAAAGTGGGATTAAACATTTCAATGGCCTCTCTAATAAGATATTTTTCAGGTTTATTATTATAACCGTGGTCCCGTATAGTAGGACTAATTGATAAGTAATACTGTACAAATGTTCTATCTAAGAATGGTGTTCTAGCTTCTAATCCGTGAGAAGAGATACTTCTGTCACTTCTCAAAACATCGAAAAAATGAATATTAGAAAGTAATTTTCTACAATCCTTGTCAAAATCAATTGGATTTGGAGCTTCATGAAAGTATAAATAACCTCCCATAACCTCATCTGCTCCATCACCATTAAAAATAACCTTGGCATTGCTTCCTAACTTGATTTTTTTAGAAATCAACCAATTTCCTACACTGGCTCTAACACTAGTAGTATCATAACTTTCTATGTTATAAATAACATCAGGAATAGCAAATAAAAATTCCTCCTCTGTTACCTCAATTGAATGATGAATGCTGCCTATATGGTCCGCAACCATTTGAGCATATCTTAAATCATCACTACCTTTTAATCCAATACTCCAAGTGTGTAAATCTCCTTTATGAATTTGTTTAACTAAGGATGCAATTAAACTACTGTCTAAACCACCTGAGAGCAAACATGCAATATCTCTTTCAGTATTATCTACTCTTTTAGAAACAGCATCATATAATTTATCATAAATATTTTTTAAAATGGAATTGTAATCATCTGCTTTTGTAACGCAAAAACTATTGGGAGATGAAAAAACCATATCTTTAATATGTTCTATGAATGAGCCATTATATTTAAATATAGCTAGACAACCAGGTTCAAATTGTCTTATATTTTCATCAACTGCATTGCTATTAAGATTAATAATTTGTTTTACTTCACTAGAAAATGCAAAACTTTCATAATACTGCGCACCATTAATGTCTATTTTAGCTGTTTTTTTGAAAGAGTTAATAAAGAGTGGTCGGACCCCATATGTGTCTCTGGCTACAAACATTTGATTAGTCTTTGTATCAAATAATATAAAAGCAAAAACACCATCAAGAATTTGTAATGTTTGTTGAATACCAAACATTTTGTATAAATGAATAATAACTTCACAATCAGATTTACTTTTTGGCGTGATATTTAAAAGTTTAAAAACTTGTTTGTGATTATAAATCTCTCCATTACAAATCAAATAAACACCATCAATAAAAAAAGGTTGATTAGATTGTTCATCAGCTACACCATTAATAGCTAACCTATGAAATCCTAAGTAGAGATTATAATCAGACAAATATTGCAATTTACTAAATTCTGGTCCGCGGTCTCTACCTTTTTCAAACCCTTCTTCAACAAGTTTCTTATTAGAGAACTTAGTGTTCAACAATGCAAAAATACCACACATGAATATAAATTAATTTAGGATAACCTTTTTAACTTATTTGTTGATATAATAAAATAATTATATAATATATATTAATGGGAACTAACCTACATGATGTATATTATTGTCAAATGAATAGAAATCAAGAATTAAGTAATAGAATGTATGAGAGAAATATACCTAGTCATCAAATGGGACAAGCCTATTTTGCGAGACCAGTAGATACTTATGCAACACGATTTCCAATGTTAGATTGTCATAAACCAGCAACGGTAGTAAAGGCAAAATTTCCTCCTTATTGTCAGCAAAAGGTGTTTAATCCTGGTTCGGCAGCACCTTATGAGGGTTATTCTAAGAATGTAGATATTGAATCAACCTTACATAATTCATTTCATCCCAGACAGAAATGTGTGCAGGGAAAATATATACCTGGTTCTCAGAGTGATATGTTTAATGCTAATTATTTAGTCCCTACAACAAAACCAGTTGAAATGACAAATCAGTTATTGTTTAATCAAGAACAATTTAGTCCTTTTAATCCAAATCAATGTAATTTAGGACACAAAATGTTTTATAATCACATAAGACAACAGACAAAAAACATAAAATTAGTAGATGAAAGTCCCGTAGAAAAACAAGAAAAAAAATAAATAAAATAATTAAATGGATGTATCACAAAATTCACAAGTGGATTTATTATATTTAACAAACCCAAATTTTAAGCTTAAATATAATAAACAGAGTAAAAAGTTACTGAATGATGATGATTTAAAATTTTATAGAAAAAGAATATTACAGGAAACAAAAGATATGCTTAGAGGAGGTAAAATAAATATAGTTATAGATAATGCGTTTGAAAATTTTGCAAATGAATTAATAAAACATTATAAGTTTATAGATAAAAAACAAATAATTCAAAATGAATATAAGGATTTACCTGCAAAAAAAAGCAAACAAAAACAAAATTTTAATTTATCCGTAAATAATGAACTAATAATGAATAAACCAGAACCTATAAAAAAAACCATAAAAGATTTCATACCAATAGTTGTAAAAGAAAGAAAGCCAAAAAAAATAATAATTCCAAAACAAAAAAAATATGATTTAAAAAATCCAAAAAATAGAGAAAAAGAAAAATCTAATCAATTTATAACTGATGCCAAGAAAAACAAAAAGAAAAAGAAGAAAAAAATCAAGGAAAAAAAATAAGAGTAGGAAATTAAAGGTAAAATGCGCCCCGAAAAATAAAAACGAGACACTACCATATACTTGTTATACAGCAAAAGGATTACATAAAATGAAGAATATTTGGAATAAAAAGCATCCTGATAGAAAAATAACAAGCAATAGACCTAGAAATATATGGAGAGCATTACATTATGCATTAAATACAAGTTGTAAGAAAGAAACCTGTTGGTTAAGACATAATGCAATTAGGGAAGATATTGATTTAGAAACAAAAGAATATACCTTTGCTCCAGAAGCTCCCAAGGAATGGAAAGAAAATCCAACTGAATGGCTGACTAGTATTGATATTTTAGAAGTTATGAAACAATACGAGAAAACTTATAAATGTTTTGAATTTATTGGTCCTTCGCCAATAGATTATGATAAACACATTGCATATGGCGAATGCGTATGGGAAGAACTATGTGAATTTAGTTTAGCAAAAACAATTAATGAAGGAACAACAAAAATAGGTATTATATTTAATTTAGACCCTCATAATAAACCGGGTAGTCATTGGGTTGCAATGTTTATTAATATTCTTAGAAAAGAAATTTATTATTTGGATAGTTATGGAGAGAAAATTCCCAGACAAATAAAAAAATTCGCTAAGAAGGTTCAAAAACAATCATTAAAATTAAAAGATAAGACAGAATACAAGTTACTAGAAAACAAGAGAAGACACCAGTTTAGTGAAAGTGAATGTGGAATGTATAGTTTATATTTTATAATACAAATGTTAAAAGGTGTAACTTTTAAAAAATTTACTAGTAAAAGAATAAAGGATAGTTATATGATGAAACTAAGAAAAATTTATTTTAATCAATAAATAAATTAAAAACTAATTTATTTATCTTTATAAATGTCAATTGTAAATGAATCTAACAAAGAAATGTTATTAGAATTATTAAAATCAATTGGAGCTGAAAATAATTTTTTAATAAATGATGCCCAATTAATAGATTTTATAAACCAAAAGTGTGCTTACTATCATACAAATAGATATAACTTTGACTTTGGTAGAGATTTGGAAGAAGTAAATAAAAAAATAATAGGAGAATCATATAATTTTATTATGAGCAATCAGCCTAGAAAACAAGTAGTCCCTCAAAAACAACAACCAACTCTTAGTAAAAGAGAAATGTTTGAAGTAGGATTAGCTAATCAAGAACAACAATTTAAAAAAATGATAAATCCAAAAAAGCCAAAAGAAATAGATTTTAGTGATGGAAGTGATGATTTTCCAATACAAAACTTAGGTCAAATAATGAATCAAACCTTAGCAGATAGAGAGAAAGAATTAGAATCTATAACTCAAAGGTATTCGAATAATGATAAAGAGAAAGCACAAAAATGGTTAAACAGAGAAAATGAGACACCTAAAATAAAAATAGAAAGTGGTACAAATATAGTATTAGATAATACAATAAATGTTGAAAAGGAAAAAAGAGTTAGATTTGCTATAAAAGAAAAACCAAAACCAATAGGAATAAACAGTTTGTTTTCAAAATTAAAACAAAAAAAAGAAGTAACAAACAATGATATTATTAGTAAGTTAGATATAATAATATCAAATCAAGAAAAAATATTAAAAATGTTTGACAATAAGGAAGAAAATACATTGCAGTTAGAAGCAATTTAAAATCTAGGGTCATCTACCCTTAAAAATAAGATTCTTTTGGGATTTTTAGGATTTACTATGGTTCTTCCTACTAATATGGGATTGACTCCGGGGTTATCTCTAGCGGCATAGTAACTATCTAAATCGTAAATTTCGCCTATTTTTTTATTAGAGGGGTCAGTTCTTTTTTGAGCATAACTAACTCCTTGCATTTTAAATGGATATGCTTTCCATGAAATACCTCTTAAATTTTGAGCTTCAACAGTATCTTTTTCCTCACTAGAATAACTAGGTTTAAATGAATATGCATTAACAGATGGGGCACCAAATGAGTAACAAGCAAAGCCTTCTTTTTTGTTTGAATTGTAATGAAGAGCACAATCAATGGAAGAAGACTTAATAGCTCTTAAAATAGAATTTGTTGTATTTTTTTTGATATTTGAGATTTCAAACAATGATTCGTCGCTAGTAAGAACGGTTGTTCTATCTATACGACTTTTATCACTTTTTGAGTTTCTAGTAGCTAAACTTACTATGGGTTGTCGTCCTTCTTTTGTAGGTGCTTCTTTATCACCAGTTATTTGTTTTTCAGTAAAAGTCATTAAATAAACAAATACTTCAACACTTCTTAATTCTTCTGGAAGGTCTTTATGACTACAAATACGGCGTGCTCTTCCAATAACTTGGTCTGTTCTAACTGGGTGCCAATAAGGCTCTATTAAATGAACAAATCTACAATTTTTAAGTGTAATACCCTCACTACCACTACTTGTAATCATTAGAATCTTAATAATTTCACCTAGGTTATTATTTTGATTTATTTGTTTTAATTCTCTAGCCAATGAGCTAGGAACAGCATCCCAACTACTGTTATAAACATTTCTAATAATTTCCTTTTCCTCAGTAGTTTCAGTTCCTGTATAAAGAGCATATGTAGGTTTTCCTCTATCAGCTTCAGCAATATCAAGTTTCCATACTCCAGTAGCTTTTGAAATTTTAAATCTAGCAAATCCATTTTGTTCTAATATTAGTGTTAATATACCTATACCTTCTATAGTTCTAAACTGGGTATAAACTAAATGTAAGCCATCACTAGATTCTGTTGTAGTTGGAGGATTTATTAAATTTGATAATACTCTTTTAAATTTAGGACTATATTCACTAAGTCCAGTTGGAGAAAAATATTTATCACCATTTGCAACTAATAAATCTAAAGATGTTTTAATTCTATCCTTATAACTAGAATCAACTTGTTCTCGAACTTGTTGTTGAATTTGTTCAACATCTTCATTTGTATATAACCCATCTTGATTTTCCAATTTGTCCTGTACATCTATTGCATCAATAATATCCTCATCCATTTTTTCTTTAGTTTTATCAATAGATTTAGTTTCATCGCTAGTTCTTTTAGTAGAAATAGTTTGTTCTAATGTTTGGTCACTTTTTGGCATAGGTCTGGTAAGTAAAATATCACGACCTGTATTGTCTTTAACAATTTCATTAGGGAAAACAAAATTGCAAAAAGCTCTTGAGAAGATTCTATATGTGGATGTGGTTTCAGCATAAACACCATCTTGTTGTTTCTTTTTTTTTCTAGCATTTCTATCTTCTTCTTTTCTTTCAGCCGCTCTGGCTTTTTCATAAACTCCTACTTGAAAAGGGCTCATAGGAATTTTTTCTACATGATAAAATTCAGGTGTATCATCATATCGGGGTAATAATGATTCGGCAGCGCTTCTAAAATATGATGTTAGACCTAAAATTCTCCTCTTAAATAAATTTTCTTGTTTTATTTGACCAGTAACATTATCAATAAATAAATCCTTAAATGTTTCTAATAAATCAGGAAGAGCCTTGTGATTTTCAACCTGTATTTGCTTGGGTAATACAGTAATGTTATGGCTTTTTAGTGTTCTAGTA